TTACTCACTTCGGTTTTTTGGTACTCTTCCCGCACCGCCCTGCGGTACAAGGTTGGCACTGCGCAGTAGTAAAGTGATGACGTGTTGCATTGGTACAGCGTTAGCACGTCAGCGTGGTACTGTGAGTGCACGAAGTTAGTTGTGTCTAATTGATAAAATAAAAATAAGCAGTTTATACACTTGCTTAGGTGTTATTATTTTTAAATTTTTAGTATTTTAGGAAATGAACTATTGGCATAATTTATAACTAAATAGTGCGCATAGTTTCCACTATTAAATCTATTATAGTATTGTTTAATATTGTTACTACATAATACAGTAGCAGACTGTTGTGTTGTTAAGTCGCCTGCAATACCAACTACTTTTAATGAACCACCATTATTTGTCATTAAGTCCTGTATAAAATAGTTGGTATCATGTTCAAGGTTAATTTCATAACCATACCAATGATAACCTGCATTGTCAAAGGAATTTACAAGTATTTGTCCATTAACTATTTTTATATCATATTGTGTTTGTGGATTTGCTAGTAATATAGTTCCATTTTGTGATAATTCATATTTTGTATTTGTACTGTCAATATTAAAAATATTATATGGCCTTATATGTTTATCAATAGTTAATAAATAACTATTATTTATAACATGTTTTCCTTGTATTGTTATATCAATATTGTTATCTATGGTCGGTAAATTATTTTCAAAATTAGGTATATTAAATAATTTAACGTCTTTTTCAATACTAAGTGTATATACTTTGCAATTACTTATTTCTATTTCGTCAACTTGATCGTTACCGTTAAATGTAAATAAATCTGTTTTAGGTTCCAAAAATGTTAAGTTTTTAAATAAATGTCCATAATTTGTAATACAAGTAATACCACATCCGTCCATATACATATTATTAATTGGGTTATTACTGCATCCATAGTCAAGTAATATTCCCTCACTTTTATTACTAATACTATATATGTGTATATTGTCAATATAATTAAAATGTTGAATATTTGTTATTTTAATTCCTATAGAGCCACCCTTAATAACGCTATTTAATATATAATTGTCACTATTACTTACAAGTATCGCTATACTGTTTAATGGTTCTATATCATCAAAAAAGCATTTATCAATAGTAAATTCGTGTGCGTCTGCTCTGTTAGTTGAAAAACCATAATTTTTATGATTTAAAAAATAGCAATTATTTACATAAAATTTTAGAAATCCATATAAATTAATTCCACCGCATTTACTATTGCAGTCAAAAACAACATTATTAATTTTAATATTATTAACTACTGTAATATCAGTGTTAGGTAATGGTGTATCAAAATCAGTTTTAGGAAATTGTAATATACATTCCATACTTTCATCATCAGCTAATAAATTTCCATTTTGAATTGTTGTGTTCCATATTCTGCCTACATTTATTGTTTTAGTTATTCGGTATTTTAAACCCCCTAATTCAATAATATGATTAGGATTATTTTCACAATAGTCAAAACATTTTTGTATAGCTTCACTATCATCAGTTATTCCGTCACCTTTAGCGCCAAAATAAAATGGTATTATAATTCCAATTTTCCCCCATAATATGCTAGTTAAAGTTCCGTCTTTTGCCATTTCATCTAGTTTTTTATTAATCTCATTTTGTACATCTAAATTTTTAAAATAGTTGTCGACAAAATCTTTGAGTTTAACAAATTCATCATGTAGATATGTTACATCTTCCATTGTTTTATTTAGGTAATCAACAACCTTACATAATAATTCATAATAACTTAGTTCATCATCATATACTAATGGCAATATTTTTTGACACCAAAATCTAAAAGGTGTTAAATCATTATATTTATCCATTTTTTACCCTCACTTTCTCTTTACCATAAAGTAAAGAAACAATCACTGCAATCCTCAATAATCATCATATCAATATTGAGAAAAGTCTCTCTAAATTTTTTTAATAAACTGCTATAATTTTCTGTTCCTTGTTTGCCTTTTACTGTCTCAATATACTTATCAGTATTATTAATATTTTCTGTACCATTACCAGTTTTATTGTCATTTCTTGTCAAAGTATATGTACTTTCATTAGTAGTTTTATTATCTTCATTCACCTTAGTAACTGTAGTCAAAGGTACACTATCAGCAATACCCTGTGTATCCATACTATTCTGCGGAGTATCACTAAATCTATTCAAGGTATCAGTATTACTTGTACCACTACCACTACTAACATTTTGGCTTGTACCACTATTAGTTTCTGTATTATTACTTGTCCTATTACTTGTACCGCTACCCTCTCTACTTCTAGTCAAATCAACATCATAAAAAGGATTAAACTCAAGCAACTCACTTTTATACAACTGATTGTAATAAGGCATAATCTCATTGAGCTTAGCATTTAACGCAAGCTTCCACCTGCCTACAGTCTCATGTGCAATCTCTCTTGTATAATAGTGCTTTAATATTTTCCTGCATAAAACTTGTCTATAGTTTTCATCAAAGATAGGAAAGTCAAAATTAAAAACCTTATTCCAACACTTATCTAAAATACTATCAATATTATCTGCACCCTCACTCTCACTCAAGCCTGCACTATTTTCACAAATAAATCGCACCTCTGTTGTATACTTACTCATTATTATCACCACCTTTGCCTATATCAGTTTCATTATTTAACTCTGCTTTATCATCATCATAAGTATCAAGTAACTGCATGTCCTCTCTATAATTAACACTAATGTTTAATCCAAACATTTTGTTAATTTGCTCACAAGCCTGCTGTCTCATAAACAATCTTGAATACCTACTAGCAATAGTTCCACCTAAGTTTCTTTGTACTTCATCAGTTATCATTCTCTCTTTCTTCACAGTATTAACATTACTAATACCTAAATAAGTCAATGCTTCATTCCAGTATTGAGTCTTTAATTCATATAATTTATCAGCAACATATGGACTTGTAGTATCAAGAGTCTTAATACCACTTAAATCCAAATTCTTATCACCGAAAATAAATGGTTCATTACCCATATACTGGGCATAAAGATTTTTCATAACAAGTCTCTGATTTTCAGTGCAAGTAATAATCTTAGGTGTTTTCTGCTGTATTACATTTACATCAATAGTCCTCTGTATTTCATACAACCTTTTACTCATTTCCTGCACATCAAGTATACTATTAGTGTGTAGCATGTTATTAAAAATAATAACACTGTTACTTGGGTCAAGTTTCATCTGATAACCATTTTGTGCAAACGCTGTTCGTGTAATAGGTATTCTGTAAACATCAAGTGCGCCACCTATCATAACTTGCAGACCTAAATATCCCATGACTTCATCCTTAAAAAACACTGCCATTCCGTCATTGAAAAGAGCTAACTCTAAAAATCTTGCATCAATGGTATCAGGCAAGTTCTTCCAGTCATACATTGAAATACTTAATTCAGTAAGTCTATTAACATACTGTAAATATGTTCTTTGATTTTGTAAAAAGGCTTCAGTTTGTGCTTTTCTTCCTTTTTTCATTGTCTCACCTCTTTTCTAACTAGGACTGTTATCTAATGAATAGTTGCCTATTTCACTAGCGTTTTTCCAAAATGTAATTCCATTGTCAAAAATGTTCTTAATAGCTGTTATATCATTGTTGTTACAATTTATGGAAATTACATTACACCCAATAGTTTTAGTATAGTTCCAATGAGGTCTACTTGATATATTAGGTGTTTTGACTCTTTTAGTTGCATATCCATATAAGTCAAAATAGTCATCAATAACTTTTGCATATTGCTCCTTTAAATGTATTTGAAAATAGTAAAAATCTTGTGTGCTTCTTACAATGCCTATACCACTTCCTGCGTTACCTTTTACATAGTTAGGTAATAATTCATGCTGTTTATATTCGGCTACACTTTCCTTAATTTTATCAACTACCTTTATTTCTCCTAATGGTGCTGTAGCAGGATTTAAAATAGCAAGACTGCCTGCGTTACTAATAGTACGTTTTACACTGCTAGTCATTGTAACTTTATTTTGTGCCCACCATATCTTAAAAGTATCGCTATCAAAACTACATAATGGTAAATTATCCATTGTTAAAGCATTTTGATTTGCATTTATACCACCATTGTAATTAATAGGGGTACATACAAACGTTAAAGTATTAGGGTCACAATCAACATCAAAGTGACAATATTCATCAGTGTTAGTAAAATACTCATATTTGTAATTTGCTATTTGATTTCCACCGTCACTCATTCCTATCATACAAAAAGGTGCAGTTAATAGTTTTTTATTACGCGGTACATAGTTACCATTTTGCGCAGGTTTTGTGATACTGAAATTTTTTCTTATTGCCGTATTAGGCATATTTATAGTTCCGTCAGTTGGTCCAAATTTTTTAGGAAACATTGAAATAGATACTATGCTATCAGTGTAACCTTTTTCATTCATACCCGCAAGCCATGTAGCAAGTTCTTTTTCTTTATCTTGACCCTGTTGAAATACATTATCATATAAAAGAAAAGCAACACATCCACTTGATACACCCTCATATTTATTACCGCCGCTATATTGTTGATTAATAGTATATGGCGATTGTACTAAAATACCCCATTCATCAAATAAACCAGTATTATGCTTATTTCCGTAACTGTATTCGCCTAGTTCTAAATTCTCCTCAATAATGTTATCTCCGACATTATCTGTTACACTATGTTCTCTCTCAACAAAGCACTCTTTAAGAGTACAGTCAAAAAGAAACCATGTTTGCATTACATCAATAGTAAAATATACATTGCTAACTTTATCGTTTACATACTCAATATTAGTAATAAAAGCATAAAACCATTTAGTGCCATAGTTAGTATTTTGAAACATCATATAATTACAATTATAAATGCTCTCAGCACTAGCACTCATTCTCACAACACCTTGTTGTCCGTTAATTCTCTGAAAACTAGCTTTTTCCATAGTCTTACTAACTTTACTATCAAAGTAACTTTTCTGCGCACTCCTGTTTGCAAAATAAATAGTATCTTTGTAACTGCTATCTATCGGTACTCCACTGCATAATTTTATAATACTATTAGGTTGTATCTGCATATCTTCACCACCTTTACAATAGCAGGAAAGCAATTATACTCTCCTGCTATATTTAATTTACGCAACTGTAATAGTCGCAGTGCCAACCTTTGTACTATTAAACGTGCTAGTTGCATTAACTGTAATAGTTCCTGCTGTAGCGTCGCTATTAATCTTGAGCATACCAGTACTTGAAATAGTAGCCTTTGCACCCTCTGTAGCAATGCTCCAAATAACACTCTGTGGTGCATAGTTTTCAGTATCAACAGTAACATTTAATTGTAACTGACCGCCTGCACTAACTGTAGCTTCACTAGGTGTAACTGTAACAGTAGTAACTGCTGGCACACCTGCAACAAATACCGCATTATTTGAGAATGGAGATACACTAAATGTTTTCCATACATGATACCAGTAGTTCCAATACAGCCCCTCACCATTGTACTGCTCTGTAAAGTTCTGATAGTTGTCAAATATCATAAACCAGTCACTATCAACCATTACACAAGGTATAGCGTCAAGTCCTTCAAGTTCTGCTTTGCTTATCTTTGTATAGGTTGGGTCATCAGCAAAGAGAATATTTAATCTCTCAATGTCTAAATCACCGAAACTATCTACAAGTACATGATGTCCGTCAAACTCTGCTTTATCCATATTGAAAGCACTTGCAAGTACTTCAACATTCATAGTAGCATCAAACTGTGAATTGACTAACAAATACTGTTCCTGTTTAGGTGTATGGTTCATAACTCCTGCAAGGTTATTCTTTGAGTTAAGGAAAGTAAACTTATTTGATACTCCCTTGATAGTACTAATGATACTATTCATATTTGCAGTATTAATAGCAGGAATTGTAACTGGGTTCATTAGTCCATTTAAAATATGCTTTGCGAGCATATATTTCATAGTCTGAAACTCGTCATAGTTAGCACCAGTATACATAGCATCTACAATCTTAGCAATTAAATCTGTAATGCCGTCAATAGACAGAAAAGCCTGCCTTAACTGGTCATTTGAGATTGTAGCTTTGTAGAATTTCTGATAGTTCATAATGTGAAATGCACTGTATACATCAGGAATTTCACGCTTGAATACATTGGACTCTGCAACCTGTGGGTCAAACTGAAATGGCTTTGCAATATTAACAAATACTTCCTCAATAGACTCACCAAACTCGAGCATACCTTTTTTAAACATAGCCCATGGATTGTCGTATGATTTACTTGTTAAAATTACTCTGCCTATTCTGTTTACAAGAGCAGATAAAAACTCATTCTGTAAAGCAGGGTAGTCCATAATTACTGCACCAATTTCTCTAATTGAGTCAGAGTCTGCTGTAGCCTGTGGTACATAATCTTTGTAATTTGTACTTGCATTGTTTCTTATTGCATTTAAGATGTCAATGCTTGAATTAGTAAGTGTCTTAATTTTTGGTTTTGTAGCCATAATTCCTAGCCCTCTCTTTCTTTAAATAAATCATCAAAGGAAATGTCTTTACCGTCATCAGTAGTATCTTCCTTTTGTTTTCTCATTACTTCTGTAGGGTCTGTACCCTCTTTGCCCTCAAAAAATCGTGCTTTATATTTTTCTCTCCACTCATTGTCATTCTGTTCATATTTTGTTTTCCAATCAGTAGTATCGCTTGCACGTGCTTCAAGGTCATTAAATGTATCAGTAAAATTCTCAATCATGGTAAGCGTGTTATCATCAGCGCTATCACCTGCTAGTCCTTTTACTGCGTTCATAAAATCATCATGCGAAAGTACTGCCATTTTTCTCACCTCTTTTCTGTTTAAAATAATCGTCTGCACATCATCCAAACTGGCATACGTTTTCGCTTAGTTGGTGTGGGTGGTTCCGGCGGTGTAACTCCTGTTAGATATTTATACCAGTTACTAGCATATGTTAATCTGTTGGTTAATGCTTCAACGCCTGCTCGTTCTCTTTCATATAAATAAGCTTTACAGGCTTCTGCAACATCAGTTAATTTTGAAAACTCTGCACCACTATAACCATATCCTAGTGACGGCTTAGGTATCCATTGACCACCATATCCGTTTATTATTTCATCCCACATTAACTGTGTCTGTATTTCACCAGTAGCCCAGTCAACGCCCTGTGCAGTTGCATAATCTGTTAGGTTACTGCTAGGCGTCCATTGTATTAACCCCCAACCACTGCTTGTACTTGCTGTTTGTTTCATGCCGGGGTTAATGTTTGACTCCTGCTGTAAGTTTCCTAACATCCCTGCTACGCTCTCAATGGTAAAACCTTTACTGTTGAAATATCCATAAAATTCGGTAGCATTGTTTTCCATTTCAGATTGTGTTAAATATGCACTTACTCCTACTTTAACTATCCATGCCATTATCTTATACCTAAACTAAAAAGTTTATTCCATGTGTTTTTACCACACTTACCATCAACAGTTAATCCATGTTTTGTCTGAAAATTCTCACATGCGCTTACACAAGCTGTACCATATTTTGTATCAATACTACCAGTATAATACCCTAACTTTGTCATAAGTATTTCAAATACTGTTACGTCATTATTTGATGAACCTTTTTTCAATAAATTCATATTATAACCTGCACTTCCTTTGTCACTGTTATAACGTAAATGATAACTCCAACCATAACTAGGCGTGTAGTATTTTCTTATACATATTTCTTTACCTGTCTGGTCTCCTGCTTTACGTCCTTTTGTGGTTCCGTTTTCATCAATACTTGCATGAACTATATGTTCGCTATCTGTTGAAACACAAACATGATGTCCTACAGCTAAGTGAATATCACCTTTTTGAAAAGGCCTGTTACAAGAAGTAAAGCCACAACGTTTTAACTGCTCATACAAATTTCTTGTTGTACTGTTTACATTTACATTAAATCCTGCTGTAGCAAGTGCATGTCCAACTAACGAACTACAATCAAAGTCTGGATTTCCACTTCTGTTAATCTGTGAATAACCATGTGAATTGTCATTTGCTATTGCAATCATATAGTCTGTGTAAGTGTCAACTTTACTCATTATTATCACTTCTTTCTACGTTCAGAATGTCACATAATTTCTGCAATACAAGTGTGTTTTCATTTAATGCTGTTGTGAACTTATCTGTTTCTGCCTTGTGACTATCATCAAGTTTCATACAGTACCATGCTAAACATAAACACATTACGATAGGAAATCCCACTGTAGTTATAGCCTGCAAAATCATCTGCATTGTGTCCATACTCTCACCTCCTCTATTTTATTCTCTTTTTAATTATATCATATTAATTGATTTTTTACAATATATATGTTATAATAAATTAAGAAAATTATAGGCGAATTTAAGAAAAGAGTACAATAATATGAGTGAAAATAAATACTATGACGGAACTAAATTACTTTCAATGAAAGACATAAATGGTTTAAAGCCTGAGTTATTTTTGTGTACCACAAATAGAAGTGGTGGCAAAACAACATATTTTGGCAGATTATTAATTAACAGATTTCTTAAGTATGGTAAAAAATTCTGTCTAATTTATAGATACAATTACGAGCTTGATGATGTATCTAATAAATTCTTCAAGGATTTACAAACATTATTCTTTAGAAATTATACTATGGAAAGTGAACGTTGTGCAAGTGGTATCTATCATAGTTTGTTTTTAAATGAGCAACATTGCGGTTATGCTATTAGTTTAAATAGTGCAGACCAGTTGAAAAAATATAGTCACTTACTTAGTGATACTGATAGTATGTTATTTGATGAATTTCAGAGCGAAACTAATCACTACTGTAGTGATGAAATAAGAAAATTTATCAGTGTACATACGAGTATAGCAAGAGGACACGGAGAGCAGGCAAGATATCTTCCAGTATATATGCTAAGCAATGCTGTTAGCATTATCAACCCTTATTATACAGAGTTGGGAATATCTGAAAGACTAAACAGTGAAACTAATTTCTTAAAAGGAGACGGGTTTGTACTGGAAAGTGGTTTTATAGAAACTGCTAGTAAAGCGCAGAAAGAGAGTGGTTTCAATAGAGCATTTAAGAATAATCAGTATGTCGCATACTCAAGTGAAAATGTGTACTTAAATGATAACACTGCTTTTATTGATACACCAGTAGGAAAAGGTAAGTATGTTGCAACACTAAGATATATGGAGCATGATTATGCTGTGAAACAATACAGCGAGCAGGGCTTTTTATATATTGATGATAAAGCAGATAGTACATTTAGAAGTAAAATAAGTGTCACTGTTAATGACCATGATATTAATTATGTCATGTTAAAACAGAATGATTTATTTATTAGTCAGTTAAGATACTATTTTGAAAAAGGATGTTTCAGATTTAAGAACCTTAAATGCAAAGAAGTCTTATTTAAGACTATCAGTTATTAGGTATCTGCTATTGTATGTTCACTTGATACTGCTAGGTAGCACGTTTGGAAGATAACGCTAGTATGTATTGTCGTAAATGCTGTGCGCTTGTGTTCTGCAATAGTTATAGATATAGAAAAGGCAAGAGTTTTTTACTCCTGCCTTTTTGTTTTATTTCAAATAACTGTTTAAAATTTGCTTATCAATTCTTGTTGATATATCTTCAACTAATTTGTCTATTACTTGTGTTTTGTAATTAATAGATACTGTTACAAGACAATCATGCAAATTAGTACAAAAAATAATTGATAAGTTGCTCCAATTATCATCACATTCTGTCATGCTATATGTAGCTTCAATATCATATTTATTATCTATTATTTCTGTTACCAAGTGTGCAAATATTTTATTATTTTCATTATTATTTATCATACTTTTTTCTCCTTTACTTATAAAATTGATTGTGTATATCTGTGGCAATTAATATGTTTAATGATAGTACAATTTCTTTTGTATCTTTTTCTCTTATAAAATCATAAGGTAAGTATCTTACCGTATATAATCCATTTAAGCAATACTCTATTCTATATTTCTCTATAAATGGTACATCATAAAACTCGATTGAACCTTTAAATCTTTTACGCAGTTCCTGCACTACTTTTTCCATTTTATCATTCATAAATTCATCTCTCCTTTGTAAAATAATCACAATCATATTTGTACTGACAGAAACAACAAATATGATTACAAGTTTTTTCATGTTTCTTTGCTTTGTATCTGTAATATAAATCTACTAACAATGTTATCATATTTTTCCCTCCTTTAAAACTTTAATAATAGCTTTAATATGATGATTAATACAGAAAAAATCACAATAATAACAATCGTCTGTAAAAATGCATGATTTACAATTCTTACTAGCTATTTTATCTGTTTTTATAGTTTAATAACTTAATCAATATTTTGTTTAACATAATATTTCACCTCATTTCGTATGTCGTATTCACCAGTACTACACCACCTTTAATTCTTTTTGGTAGTAATTTTCCAGGAACACATAAACCAACTTTAAAATCAATGTAGTCTTTTTTTGTTTCTAAGAATTTTAATTCACTTTGTGTATAGTTATCACTCTCCTTTACTTCATATCCCTGCATTGATTTGTTAAATAAATCTTTGCATTTCTGAGGCATACCTGCACATTTAATGTCATTGTATGGTTCATCAACTGGAATTAAATCATTGTGAGTTATATGCTCTATGTATGTTTTTTGTCTTGTAAAAATAGCTGTGTCCCAACTGCTCTCAAGTTTCCAACAACAGAATTTTACTGGGTCTACTGTTATTCCTTTTATCTTATCAGCAGGCAAGTCACAATGTATACTATCAGTATCAGCATAAATAAATCCTGCTTTGTCTACACCATAATAATTTTTTTGAGCGGCTGTGATTGTAAAGTTACGTGCATATGATGTTATCGCACTTCCTGTTGCTATATGACCTACTTTTTTATTGTTAGCAGGAACTATATAAAAACCTATGCTTTCATCCTCTTTGACATATGCAACCTTAAAACTACTATTAGAACTACTAGCGAGTTTACCATATAGATTGTTAAGAAATAGTTTTGCTTCTGTACGCTTTGCACCTTTACTATTCATTTTAATTTCTGCATAATGATTGATGTAGTTATCAAATATTCCTATAGCAGAATAAAACCAACATCCGTCTAAGATTTCAAAGTCTACAAGTTCATAGTGCTTTAACATTAGTTTATAATCTGTCATTGTTACTGTCATTATTACTGTACTATCATGTATATTTCCATTTTTATCTTTATAATAACGATTGTAAGTTCCGTCTTTATTTAATATATCACTAGTTGTTAATGACTCCGTACCTTTATATAAATGATTACCTTTTATTTGAATAAATGGTAACATATTTTCTTTGATATAAAAACGTGTTTTTATTCTTAAGAAAAAATATTTGTTTTCTCCTATGGCTTCATTAGGTATTATATTCCCACTCCAAAAATATGGTTTACCTATTGGAAAATGATTACCACTTTGTGAGTGCATCATACTAGGATATAAAGAGTTTACATCTCCTGTCGTACCATTGTGTTTAACTTTATTTTCTTTTCCTTTTACTAAATAGCACCAACCCCCTCTATAACTATGACGTATATATTCATCAGCATTTAACGAACCGAAAATATTTTTATCAAGAACAACTTCATCAAGAGGCGGGAATAAATCTTTATAATCATATGCACCAGTAGTCTTTTTATATTCTTCCATACAACATGAACCTATTGTAAGTTTGTCATGTCCGTCATTGAATAATTGCTCAAGTGCTTCTTTAACTACTAATACGTCATTAGCTATGTATTGTTTTTCTTCATCAGTTATATTACAACCTGCATATCTATAACCAACATATTCCATATCTAATTTTTGGTGCTTTGTTTTAAAAGATTTTCCTATTTGTTTTACCGAAAATGGTAATAACTTTAAGCTGTCTCTTAATTCTATTGTGTGATTATTAACTTTAATAGTTAGTGTATACCATTGACCCATATCAGATATTGTATATCTAAAAGTTTTATTTTTCATATCTTTTATTGCGATAAATTCTGCTTGAGTCTGTTCATCATTTAAGTAATGAATAGCCTGCTCATACTTTAATTTTGTTAGCAAGTATGACAGCCAAAAATTTCCGTCAAATTTTAAGTTATGATAATAAGCAACTATGTCACAATTTAATGATTTAAAATATTGAAACTGTTCATCTATTGAATGAAAAATATTTACATTCTCTGTGTAAAACTCAACGCTTGCACTTGCCCAAACTTCTGTTGATGTTTGACCCTCATAAACTGTAGTTTCAAAATCACACATAAATTTTCTAACATTTTGTTTCTTATTCTTCATTATAATTAGCAAGTGTTTCTAACCAATTATTTGTAACTATTTCCATTTCCTTTGACATATTGTTATAAGATAAAATGTTTAATGCTTGTACTATATTTGACCTTATTCTACTATCTTCACTATCACCTTCTATTACTTCTAAACTTTCTATAATTTTACTTTCATTGTCCTTTAAATGATTATAATAAGCTTCTCCAAACTCCTGCATATTGCCTTGTAACATTGATATAGCTTTATAATAAAAACTTTCTAATGATATTTCACTCATTTTATTATATGAACGTTTATAAACATATCTACTATTAGGCAAATCATATAACATTTCTTTAATAGTATCTACAATATCATGTTGCTGTGCAGTAAATCTCTGTTCTAAATCTTCTCTTGTTTCTTTTAAAAACTTTTGTGTTATAGTTTTAGGAATATCAATGTATGAAACATCAACTCCTTTGTTATCGTATTCCTGCATTAAATCATACAAGGTTTTTTGATTTTTTGTAAATCGTTTCTTGGCCATACTTTTTTCTTCTCCTATATAATTTAATAGGACCCCTGCTAACTTAATAGCAAGGGTCAGCAGTAAGACAAAATTTTATTTTACTGATTTTATATCGAGTGCACAATCAATATATGGTCTGCCATTCTTTGTCGTACCACTCACTTTGATAACACTGAACTGTTTACCATGCATGATATTAGTAATATTATCAAAGCTACGTTTGAAAGTTGCTGACTGACAAGAGAATACCTCATTGTCTGGTGTAATGATTGATAAAATATCAACACTATCCCCGTTTTCTTTTTCATCTGTAAATGTCAGATAGCCTGCTACTGAAATAGATGTATTGTCCTTTACATCCTTGAGAGATTTAATACCTCTATCTAGTGTCATTAAATACTGCTCTACCTCTGTAAAATCCTTTGACTGTGAATTAATTGTGATTGACATAATTGTTTATCTCCTTTTTTATTCTGCGTCTGTCTGCTCTGTTGATTCTGTATCTGCCTGCTCTGTCTCAATCTCTTTACGTGTAATAGGGTCAAGTATCTTTGCCCCCTTGATAAAGTCTCCTTCATCCATGCCATAAAGCTCATTGACCTCTTTGAGTTCACGTATTGCAACAATTGTGCAATCCTCTGTGCTATACTGCTTTGATACTTTCTTTAATATCTTGTCCTTGTCAGCAATTTTACCAGTGAGTGTAAACTCTTGCTCGTATGTTTCTGCTGTCTGTGGATTTACGCATAAAGCTATGACCTGCGTTGAAATAATTGTACGTGTAACCATTGGTTTTCTCATAGTTTTTTTCTCCTTTTCTTTGTACTATGATTTGTAAAGTTAATTGTAATAAAATTGTAACACCAATAGGTGTAGTAGTCAAGTTGATTTTTGCAATCTATTTAATGATAACTTTACTATCTCTTGACTATCAAGCAGGACATAAAATCATCTAATTTATGCTTAATTGTAATTGTACAATCGTCACGTATAATTGTGTCTGTTGTAATATCATTATTATCAGTTTCACAAAATATTTTACGTGTATTATCATCTGATATAAGCTGTGCATATAAAGTTTCTATCATTGTTACTCACTTCCTTTTCTTTGATGAGACCGCACTATTGAGTGTCACATTGTCTAGCAATAGTGCGGTTGTATAATAATAAAGCAAAACGTAACTTTTGTAAATGATGTAATACCTCTTTACATATTATATAGTACAGTAGGAATGTAAATACAGTATGTCTAAATTATGAATATTTTATGAACTTTTTCATGTTTTAATTTTCTGTAAATTACGAAAATTTACGAAATTTTATATAAACTATCCATAAATATGCGCTACCATTTTATGATAATAATACATATAATTTATACTACATCGTTTCATAAATATCTTTTCTTCTAAATCTATTTTATTTCTAAAATACAAATATTCTATTTTATAATACAGTAAATCAAATAATAGTGATATTATTCTGATACTATTATCTTTACCAATTAACATTGTTTCAAATTGACTATATTCTTTGCGAATTATTCGCTCTAAAGTATGTTTTCTTTTATTTGTCATTTTTAAAACCCCTTCTAACTAATTTCCAATTTAATACGTTTATGCATTTCATCAATGCACATTGTCGCATAATATTCATCTAAGTTCAATAAGCACTCATATTCACCATATACCATGTAAGTGTAAGAAGAAGTTAAGTTAATAAGTAACATTATATTAGCACTAAAACTTATAGAATCTGTAAACCTAAATGACCATATAATTTTTCTTATCGTTCTATATCTACGAAAAATCATTTTATTTTTAATTCGGTAAAAACTCATATTATAAAAAATCTCCTCTCAATTATTTTACGATAAATATTTATTATATTATCAGATATTTCCTTTGATGATACACCTGTTAGCATATCATAATCAAGTGTATCAAGAAAAAATCTCTTTTCTCCTAGTTCACGAGTTTTAACTATAATATACCACATATCTTCAACTGTAGCATACCCATAAAATACTTTACCTTTTACCTTTTTAGCAACCTTAGTTGCTATTTCTATGACAAAATTCTCATAAATTTCGTCAACCTCTGACTGCGACATTTTTCTATTTTTGTGTAACATCATTTATACCTCTTTTCTATTCTTCTACATCAACATGCAACATATTTTTTCCTAAAATTTTAAACTGCAATACTTTCATATGTGACAACTGTTTGTTATTTAAAATTTGTGATTTTGTGTAATATTCTATAACATCATATTGAATATCATGTAAACAAAATCTTATTACTGCACTGGCTTTTACAAGTGTACTTAGTTTTATATTATTTGTCATTGTTTCACCTCTTTTCATTGTTTAATATATTCAGTTGTAAAGCCTATGCGTGGACTTGCACCACGCTGTGCGCTTGAACGCTTAGGCTATAATGATAATAATTTCTGAAGTATCATTAGTTAATGCGCAAGACATAACGTTTATTACAGTCTTGCTCAAATATTCTATTGGAATATCACGAGCTATACCACACCACATTTTTTGTGGTTTTCCTGCATCTTGTAATAGTATTTTTTCAGTATTTAAAAACACTCGATATAAATTTTCTAATAACATACTATTTCACCTCTTTTCTGTTTTCGTCAAGCTCTACTGCATACTCTAAAAACTTACTTTCTGATAAACCATATAATTTTTCTGTGACCTCTACGTTATCAAGTTTTATAAACTTACAAGTTGGGTTCTCAATATTAAATTGCTTTTCAATTTCCTTGTCAGTTGGTGTACCAACTATTTCCAGTTCATTGACACTGACTTCATTGATTTCAAGGTCAAAATATGTGACCTCATAGCGTGTTACTTTGATTGTGCGTGTAATCATTTTCTCTTTTCTCATGTTTTTTGTCTCCTTTACTTGTTTGTGCTTATTTAATTGTTACTATCTGATATTACTATCAGTGATACAAGAGAGTCGGAGTTGCACCGACTCGACTATCTTAGATAGTCCAAAACTCTTGTCTTGTTTTAGTAATATATATTTTACCAACTAATCGACTTGTAAGATTGTATACATCAATACTTAATGTAAACATCATACAATTATAACTTTCAATTGTTAAATGTTTCAATATATACTTTTCATTATCAATATTAACTTGTTTGACCCACTCAGCCCAACTATCAAAAATAGCTTGTTTTACTAAACTAGGCTTTGCGTAACAATCAGATAATAATCGCACATGTTCAATTGAGTATAAAATACCCTTAGCTTCTTTTATCACAAAATCCTCATTATTTAATTGTATATAACGTTTTATATTCAACACCTTAGTACTCTTTTTAAGTACCCCTTTCCTTTATCTTTAAGTACATTATACCGGTCAGTTATGTACAGCGTAATAACAAATTGTAAACAAATTGTGAACATTTATATAGTACTATGGTACTAAGTTAGAAACAACTAACTTCGTGCACTCACAGTACCACGCTGACGTGCTAACGCTGTACCAATGCAACACGTCATCACTTTACTACTGCGCAGTGCCAACCTTGTACCGCAGGGCGGTGCGGGAAGAGTACCAAAAAACCGAAGTGAGTAA